TTATGATGGTTGGTTTCATTGGAACAGTAGTAAGCATTGTTGGGGTAGATATGGTTAATGCTAATAACAGGAGAGATTTCAAAGCAGAGGAATATGATCTTTATGATGTTAGAAAAGCTAGACCATTCTGGAGTCAAGTCTGTAAAGCTAATGAATGGCAAGTTATAAAGGATGAGGAGGACTTTGCAGAGGACTATGTTTGTAAAATATATAATAATCTTTATGTTATGGAGCTTCAAGTTGTTGGGTATTGGCATAATTTTGACATACAATATATAAGCAATTTATTTATCTCAGCAAGTAAAGTAGATAATCTAAAAAAGAAAGCACAGGAAAAAAACACAAAAGCAGGGTTAATTTTTCTTAATTGTGTTCCTAATAGGTTTATAGGTATAGATGTAGAAAGAATAATTGAATCATATAAAGTTACTACCAGCTCAGGAGAAAAATCTTACAAAATACCAATACAACATATTCATTTCCTTTATAAAGAGCTTTTAGGTACAAATTTCTGTGATTGCTTAGAAAATCATATAGAAATAATGAAAAAAAGTCATGGTAGAATACCAATGGCACAAAGAAAAGAAAATTGGAGAGGAATAAATGGCATTTGTTGCTGAATATAGATTAGGAGATCAAAAAACACTTGAGCAACAAGTTGATTTAAGAGTTTTATCTTTTGGAGCAGGTGTTCAATCCTCTTATTTATTTTTTAAAATGATGGAACAAGAAATACAACCACCTGATATTGCATTATTTGCTGATACAGGTAATGAGCCAAAAGAAGTATATGATTGGCTAGATAAATTAATTAAGTTATCAAAAAATAAAATTAATGTAGAAATTGTTAAAAATAATGATAATACAGGAAATATTATTGATGATTATAAAGCTAAAGATGGTAGATATGGTTTAATTCCTACACATATACAAAAAATAGATGGTACAGCAGGATTTGGCAGGAGAACATGCACTTATGAATATAAGATCAAGCCTATAAACAAAAAAATTAGAGAAACATTAGGAGTTAAGAGTTTAAGAGGAAAAGCAGTAGAAGTAGTGATGGGCATCTCTACTGATGAAATACAAAGAGTAAAACAATCACCAAATAAGTGGGAGATTAAAACTTATCCTTTAATTGAAAATAATATCTCTAGAGATAATTGTGTTCATTATTTTAAACACAAAAATATAGGAACTCCTCCTAGAAGTGCTTGTATAGTATGCCCTTATCATAGTAATAAAGAATGGAAAAGAATAAAAGACAATTATCCTAATGAATGGGAATTTGCTGTTGAATTTGATGAATGGCTTAGAGATGAAAATAGCTCTAGTAAAGGTTTGGATAAATTTAGGGAATCAGGATCTAAACAATATTTACATACAAAAAAAATTCCATTAAAGATTGTCAATTTAAAATCTGAGCAAGATTATCAATATGCATTATTTGATGATGAATGTGAGGGGATTTGTGGGGTATAGTTGGAATATGCTGCTGATGAAAT